TATTCGCGACCACAGTTTTTTTTTAGCGATAGGCTATATATATTTAGGTAATTGTTAGGTTATGGCAACGCAACGAGATGTAGCAGAACACTTGGACTTATCAACAAAAAGCATTTCTGAATTGATTACAAAAGGCGTATTACCATCAAAAAAAGGCAGATCGCCACTTAATATTGATGTTTGCAGACACGCTTACATAAGTTATTTGCGTAAATTAGCTGGTTATCACAAAAAAAGTGGTTCAGGAGACATAGCAGAACAAAAAACACGCTTAACTAAGGCACAAGCTGATAAAGCTGAGTTAGAAGTATCAGAATTAGAGGGAAAACTGATACCAGTACCATTAGTACAAGATACATGGACTGATTTTGTTGCAAATGTAAGAGCAAAGCTACTTGGCATACCATCAAGACTTGCACATCAGATGATTGCAACTGATAACTATGCAGAAGCAGAAAAATTACTTAAAGATTGCATCTATGATGCACTAAATGAATTAGCAGACAATGGAATACCTACAGAATATGCAGATCGTGTTGAAAAACACGCATCAGACATTTAAACCACCACCTGATTTAAAACTATCAGAATGGTCTGATAGATATAGGAAGCTATCACCTGAATCTTCTGCTGAAGCTGGTCAATGGAATACCAGTAGAGCCGAGTATCAACGAGAAATAATGGACACTTTCAATGATCCTAATATTGAAAGAATAGTTGTAATGACTTCATCACAAGTTGGTAAGACCGAAATTTTGTTAAATGCAATTGGATATTATATAGATCAAGACCCATCACCTATGTTAGTAGTCATGCCTAGTTTATCTATGGGTCAAGCATTTAGTAAAGATAGGCTTTCAGCTATGATAAGAGATAGTGAGAAATTAAAAGGTAGCGTAAAAGATGCAAGAAGTAGAGATAGTGGCAATACTACAATGCACAAGAAATTTGCAGGTGGACATATATCTATAGTTGGCAGTAATAGTAGTGCATCACTAGCTTCAAGACCCATAAGATGTCTTTTTATGGATGAAGTAGACAGATTTGAACTTAGTGCTGGTAGTGAGGGTTCACCTATTGCATTAGCTGTAGCTAGAACAAAAACATTTTGGAATAGAAAAATATTTATGTGTTCTACTCCAACAGTTAAAGGCTTATCTGCAATAGAATCAGCTTTTGAAGAATCAGATAAACGCTACTACTATGTGCCTTGTCCTGAATGTGAACATAAGCAAGTATTAAAATGGAAGAATGTTGTTTGGGAAGAAGATAAGCCTGAAACAGCAGCTTATGCTTGTGAAGAATGTGGTTCAGTTATTGAGGAATCTAAGAAACAATGGATGCTTAAACATGGTGAATGGAGAGCAACCAATGAATCAAACAATACAGCAGGATTTCACATATCTGAACTGTACTCAGTTTGGAGTACATGGTCGCAAATGGCTACTAACTTTCTTGAAGCAAAAAAGAATCCTGAAACATTAAAAACATTTATCAATACTGCTTTAGGTGAATCATGGGAAGAACAGGGGGATGCAGTAGAGTATGACACTTTATTACAAAGAAGATTGTCATACGATAAAACTAATTTACCTGAAGATATATTAGTTATAACAGCAGGAGTTGATACGCAAAAAGACAGGTTGGAATGTCAGCTTGTTGGTTGGGGAAAGAACTATGAAGCATGGGTATTAGACTATAAGATATTTTGGGGTAATCCTAATTCTTTTAATGTTTGGCAAGATTTAGATGTTTATTTAAAGAAAAGATATAAAACTGAAACAAATAGAATTATACCTATATCATGTGCTTGTTTAGATTCAGGTGGTCATCATACAAATATGGTTTATCAGTTTACTAAGCCACGACAAGCTAGAAGAATCTTTGCTATAAAAGGTTTATCACAAGCTGGTAAACCAATAGCAAATAGACCAACATTTGTAGGTAAGAACAAAGCTGTTCTTTATGGTGTTGGTACTGATACTGCAAAAGAAGCTATATTTGCAAGATTATCTACTGATCCTGAATCTACTACATTACATTTTCCAAATGATGTAGATGAAGAATATTTTAAACAACTTACAGCAGAAAAAAGAGTAACTAAATGGATTAGAGGTAAGAAGTCTTTAGTATGGAAGCAGATAAGACCTAGAAACGAAGCACTAGATACGCTTGTTTACAATTTTGCTGCTATTTACATACTTAATCCTAACTATGATGTAATTGAACAAAAGATACTTATGCAAGACAGTAAACCGCAACAAAATACACAAAAAAAGCAAAGAAAAGGCATAAATAGACAGAATTTTGCTACTTCTTGGAAATAACAACTATTTAACTTTAGAATATTGACATTACAGTAATGAGCCTTAGTGTTATAGGTAGATTAATCTATAAAAAAGAGAGGTTTTTACTTGTCAAACGCATTTGATAGAGTCAATTACACTACTAAAGAGCCTAGTAAACTTGTGCTTGGAGATTTTTGGGCATGGCGTAGGGATGATCTTGCAAGTGATTATCCTGTAAGTGCCTATGCTTTAACTTATGAATTTCACTTAGATGCTGGTGGTGGTGGCACAAAAAAATTCACACTAACTGCTACTGAAGCAGATGATACCTATTACATAGAAGCTGCATCATCTAGCACTACAAGCTATGCAATAGGAGACTATATTTGGGAAGCATATATAACTAAATCTTCTGATTCTAATAGAGTCATGGTAGATTCAGGCAGAACAACTATTACAGAAAACTTAGCTAACACAAACGCTGATTTAAGAAGTCATGCGAAGATTGTGTTAGATGCAATAGAAGCTGTAATCGAAAACCGTGCCAGTATGGATCAATCTTCAATGTCTATAGCTGGTAGGTCTTTATCAAGAATGTCTATAGATGAACTTATGACATTTAGAGATAGGTACAAAGCTGAATATCTAAAAGAAATAAAACTTGCAAGAATAAGAAACAAACAAGGTTCAGGTAATACTGTAAAAGTAAACTTTGGATCAACACAAACTAAAAATGTAACAGACTTAACATAATGGCATGGTATAACAATATATTTGGTGGTAATAAAAAACCAAAAAGAAAATTCAAAAGAAGCTATACAGGTGCTAATACAGGTAGATTATTTGCTGATTTTATAACTAGCTCTACTTCTGCTGATGCTGAAATTAAAGATAATATTAGACTTCTGAGAGATAGGAGTCGTGATTTAGCGAGAAACGATCCATTTATTGCAAGGTATCTAAACCTGATGGTATCTAATGTGATCGGAAAGCAGGGCGTAAGAGTTAGCTCTAAAGCAAGAAATGATGATCAATCGTTAGATATTGGAGCTAACCTGCTTATCGAAAGATCATGGAAAGAATGGTGTCAATTAGGTAATTGTACTGTAAATGAAAGACTTACATTTTTAGATTGTCAAAAGATATTTATAGAAACATTATGCAGAGATGGTGAAGTATTAGTAAGAAAAGTAAAAGATGCAAACTCGCCATTTGGTTTTAGAATTACTTTTATTGAAGCAGACCATTTAGACGAAAACAAAAACGACACCATGCTTAAAAATGGAAATAGTATTAAAATGGGTGTTGAGTTAGATAAAGGTGGTAAACCGGTTGCCTATCATTTGTTTAAAAAACATCCTTATGACAATACTTACCCAAAACCACAACAAGAATATATAAGAGTTCCAGCGGATGAAATAATACACGCTTACCTACCACAAAGAGCAGAACAAACAAGAGGAGTATCATTTATTGCACCTATTATAGCTAATATGAAAATGCTAAACGGTTATTACGAGGCCGAGATTGTAGCTGCAAGAGTTGGAGCATCAAAAATGGGATTCATAACTTCTAGCGATGGCGACGGTTATGTTGGTGATGGTGAGATGGAAGATACATTTAATCCAACTATGAACGCACAAGCTGGAGTATTTGAACAATTACCTGCTGGAATGGATTTTAAAGCATTTGACCCTACACATCCAACATCTGCATTTGAGCCATTTACAATTAGCATTTTAAGAAGTATTGCATCAGGTCTAAATATTTCTTATCATGCTTTATCTAATGATTTAACTAAAACCTCATATTCATCAATTAGACAAGGTGCTTTAGAAGATAGAAGCATGTATCAACTTTACCAACAATTTGTGATAGAGCATTTTATAAACCCTATATTTAAATCATGGTTAGACATGGTTATATCTACAGGATATATAAACTTGCCAATATCAAAATATGATAAATTTGCTAGATCAATAAGTTATATACCTAGAAGTTTTGCGTGGATTGATCCTTTAAAAGAAATGCAGGCAAATGTTGTTGGTTTACAAAATGGAACTGTCACTTATTCTGATATAAGTGCTGCTTATGGTAGAGATGTAGAAGAACTGTTTGAACAACATCAAAAAGAAGTAGAATTAGCAAAACAATATGGTATTGAAATAGCTTATCAACCATTTGGAAGTAAGCTACCAGTTGAAGCTAAAATACAAGGTGGAGAAGAAGAAGATGCCTAAACCAACTGAAGGAATGAAAATAGAAGCACAAAAAGGCATAGATTGGCGAGAGGAACTTGGTCGTGGTGGAACTAGAATAGGCTCTGTTAGAGCAAGGCAAATAGTTAATGGCGAAAACTTATCAGATGATACAGTAAAAAGAATGTATAGCTTTTTTAGTAGACATGAAGTTGATAAAAAAGCAGAAGGTTTTAGTGCTGGTGAAGATGGCTACCCTTCAAATGGTCGTATTGCATGGGCGTTGTGGGGTGGTGATGCTGGATTTAGTTGGTCAAAAAGATTAGTAGAACAAATGAAAAAAGAAGAAGATAGAGCTATGCCTGATGCGTTAAAAGTTAATGATTTTGTTAGTTGGAATAGTGCTGGTGGCAGGGCAAGAGGTAAGATTATTAAAATTGAAAGGAATGGTAAAATAAATATTCCAAACAGCGAATTAACTATAGCTGGAACTAAAGATGATCCTGCTGCATTAATACAAGTTTACAGAAGTGGTGAACCTACAGATATTGAAGTAGGACATAAATTCAGCACTTTAACAAAAATTAATCCCATAAGGGATTTAACAAGTTTTGG